TCTGAAAAGAAAATAATGGATTTGGTACTGTCTGCAATTAAAGACGAAATGTTTTGCTGGGTTGTAGAGGAAAATACAAAGCTTATTGGTTATATGATGGGTACTGTAGGGGAATTTTATTTCTCTGATAAAATAGGCGCTAGTGATCTAGGCGTGTATATTAAACCAAATAAGCGTAAGTATGCCTTCCAATCTTTAAAAATCCTATTCTCTCAGTTCGAAGCTTGGGCAAAACGAAAAGGTGCTATCGAAGTTTGTGTAGCCACTTCATCAGGCACCGCATCAACTGGGTATGAAAAGTTCTTACTCAGAAACGGTTACGATAAAATTGGCTATATAACTACAAAGGAATGTTAGAATGTGTGGTGGAAGTAAAAAAACCTATAACACCTACGAAACAGGCCTAGGAGAGGCGCAATACGATGATCTGGTCGCCCGTCTAGAGGCTGGTGGAGTAGATATGGATGCTCTTGGAGCAACCTTAGAGGGCCAAGGTGTAGATATAGATTCTCTTATAGCGGATCTTGGAACAGCTAATCTTGGGATTAGTGGCCTTCAAGCAGGTCAAGGTGCGCTGGGGCAGCAAATTGGTTTTGCAGGTTCCGGTGAGGATTATGGTTCTGGATTATACGGCGCGATAGATATGTTGGGCGCTAATGTAGGGAATTCTCTAAGTGGATTGTCCACTGGTATTGGCGGATTACAGACCGGACAGTCAGATATTTTAGCTGGTCAGGGTACTCTTGGACAGGGCATTACAGATACCCGTGGAGACATAAGTACGTTGTCAGGGAACGTGGATCAAGGGTTTGCAGATGCAACAGGACGCTTTGATACATTAGACAATAGTGTGAGCGGTGTTCAAAGTGCGGTTGATGCTGGATTTGGTGCAACGGGTAGCGCGTTTGATGCTCAAAACACTGCTTTGAACAGCGCATTTAATACCATAGACGAGAACATTACGGGTCAAGGGGATCGTGTAATGGCGGGTCAAGGAACGCTTGCGGAAGACTTAAGCGATCTCTCGTCTAATCAAGACACATACTACGGAGATCTTTCTGCTACTCAGGGCGAGTTAAAGGCTGGTCAAGAAGGGTTCCAATCATCATTTGATGATTAGGTATCCAGATACGGTGAAGACGTTACACGGGCTGACGATGCCAGATCAGCAATGCAGACAGGCATGACCAATATGGCTGGCGATGTACGTGCGGATCTAGGTCGAATGACTGATACCATTGGGGTAGGTCAGCAAAGTATGACTGACAGGATCATTGCAGGTCAGGGGCAAGTAAGTCAGGACGCACTGAAAGCATTTGATGCTCAAGGAAACTTGATCGAAAACACTGTTGATGCACAAGGAAACACTATTCAGAATACTCTAGACGCTCAAGGCAACCTTTTACAAACAAAACTGGATGCTAACGGTACTGTTCTTGGTAGTATGACTACTAGCCTTGCGGATATACAGAGAGCAAACCAACAAGGGTTTTCCAATGTTCAAGATTTAACCCAGCAAGGGTTTTCCAATGTTCAAGATTTAACCCAGCAAGGGTTTTCCAATGTTCAAGATTTAACCCAGCAAGGATTTGACTCAACGGCAGGTCTTATGGAGAACAATTATGCTCAGACCGTTAATGATGTTCGTACCATGCTGCAAGATCAGAGTAATTTGCTAAGTGACTCAGCGCGGCAGCAGTATCAAGGGATTGTAAATGCCTTTGATCAGCAGGGACGCCTTCTGAAAAACCAGATAATGGCAAATGGATCAATCGTAAATCGTAATATGACCCCTCAAGGAATGTTGAGCGAAACTTACTTTACTCCGCAAGGTCAGGTCATAGGCAATAAAGCGTATGATCTTCTAAACATGGCTGCTGATGTACAGAGATATCGGGCAGCATAGGAGTTAACATGCATCCAGAAAAAGTATCTCAAGAGGCTATAGAGCTTATTAAGAAGTTTGAAGGCCTACACAAACTTCAAGATGATGGCTTAGTACATTCGTATAGATGTCCAGCTGGAAAATGGACGATAGGTTATGGCAGCTGCAAAGGCGTCAGATCAGGTCAAAAGATTACTGTTGAAGAGGCAGAACGTCTTCTTATCGAGGATATCGTTGAACACGGTAAAATCGTTAAGAAATATGTAAATGTCCCGCTAAGCCAAGGTCAATACGATGCTCTAGTATCATTTGTATTTAACCTAGGCGGAGGTAACTTTAAGAGTAGTACACTCCTTAAAAAGCTGAACTTAGGATTGTATGAGGAATGTCCAGAGCAGATCATGCGCTGGAACAAAGCTAGAGTTGATGGTGTTCTACAGCCTTTGAGAGGTTTAACTAGACGCCGCGCAGCTGAGGCAGCAATCTTTAGTAGAGATGCGCAACTTCCTAGCGATGAGGGTGGACCAGAAATGGTGCAAAAGCCCGTAGCAGCCGCACCGAAGCCGCTGACTAAGAGTAAGACAATGGCAGGGGTAGGTATAGCTGGAGCAGCTACCGCTCTTAACGAGGTCTCTGGGCAGCTCCAAGGACTAGTTGCATACGCAGACAGTTTAAAGATTGTGTTTTTAGTGTGTGCGATCGCAGGAATATGTTTGGCAGCGTATGCGCGAGTAAAAGACCATAACGAAGGTGTTCATTAGTGTTTATCTTCGGTCGAATTAAGGAATACATTATAGCGGCCTTAGCGCTAGCCATACCAATTATATATGTATTTGGTAGATTGAAAGGCGCTGAGACGCAAAAACGCAAACTCTTAAAAGAAGAGTTAAAGACACAGGAAAAAGTGTCCGATTTTTATAAAAATGTGGCAGAGCATGAAACTGATACCCTTACTGATCGTAAGTCTGTTACTGACAGGTTGCGCTCAAACGGTCTATAAAACGAAGCTTGAAATATACTGCCCCCAGATAAAGCAGTATGATGACCGTTTTAACGAACAACTAGCTAACGAATTAGACAGTCTCCCGCCAGAATATACGGCGATTGATGAGACTGTGAAGGGATACATTTATCTGCGTGATCGTATTCGCCGCTGCGAAGAAGAAAAGGATAAAATCTGATGGGTTTGTTTGGATTTAAAGATATTGGCGATATGTTCGATGGCGGTGGAGCAGGGAAATCTGGCAGTACGTTTTCAACGGAAGGGTCTGTATTCGATAGATCTCCCAGCTTTAATGAAAAAGGTGAGCGAGAAAATAATTACGTTGATCCAGACAAAAATTATGACAAAGATACGGGCCTGAGTTTTGCAGACAGATTTTCAAACACTAATAAAAACAGGGCGCAGGAACAACAAAACCACGTAGATCAGATTGTCGCTTCTAATCCTAATTATCATTATGAAAACAACATGATTGTTGAAAAGAATGATCAGGGGCAGATTACTAAGGTTGTTAGAAACTACAGTACGCAGCCACTGACTGCTGATGAGATTGGTGGAGATAGAGGCGGTAGTTCTAGTGGCGGATCAGGCTCTACAACAAGCTCTGAAAATCCGCTCACCCCTGATAAAATTCTAGAGTACGCTAAGAAGGCTGGGATCGTTGAATCCAACGAAGAAATAGAAGCAATGATGAATGATCCAGAGGCGTTTCTTAAGGCAAGAAACATGACCGTACAGGATCTAATCACCTTAGTCGATCCAAACGCTGAAGGAACTGTTCTCGATCCCAACAATCCAAATTATCAGCTGGGAGACGATCCTGATATGGATGTCTTTACAGTTGATGATGTTTCGACTGTGGATGATGTTCCCGACAAACCAGATGATATTACATATGACGTATCTACAACAGCCGATCTTTTAGGTACTGATGCAACCACCGTAAATGCGGCTACTGGCGAAGTCACTGATGACATGCTGGTTAATCTAGATGAGCTAGAGATTGATGTAGCTGATATTGCAGCTGGAAACGGCGCTCTAGGTAATGCCCTAGATGATTATGCCAGCATCGATATTTCTACTATGATCGACACAAGCACAGTTGCTGGTAAGCTTCTTGCCGACAAACTGACTAAAGAAGGTAAATCTTTCGTAGACGCTAAGGCATCCCTTCTATGGCAAATGGAGACCATTGCAGGTGAATTTAAAGATGGGGATGGTAATCCTAGAATACCTGCTTGGGCGCAAGGGATCGCTAGAGAAGTTAATAGAAGTATAGCGTTTGGTGATCTTACAGGAACAGCAGCTACAGCCGCGCTTTCAAACGCCATCATGGAAGCAACTATCGGCGTTGCTGATAAAGAGTCTCAGTTTTTCCAGACCCTCACCATAAAAAATCTGGATAATAAGCAGGAAGCCATAATCAATAAGGCAAAGGTTCTTGCAAATATGGAGATTGCAAATCTCGACGCAAGACAAGTTGCCCTAGTGAATAATGCAAAAGCATTCCTAGAGATTGATCTTAAAAACCTGACTAATGAACAGCAAGCTGAAGTTATAAACACTCAGTCAATGGTAGATGCACTGTTTAAAGATCAGGCTGCTATCAACGCCCAGCGCTTATTCACTGCTGAAACACGGGCAGACTTTGAGAAGTACTATGATGAGCTTGGGGTTAGAGTTGCACTGCATAATTCAGAACAAATCAACTTGATCAAAAGGTTTAACGCAGGGGAAATAAACGACAATACTGAGTTTAGAGCGACTATGGAGGACTCTAGGCAGCGTTTCTATTCTGAGATGCAGTATAATATCGATAAGGCTGTTGCGGAATGGAAGCAGACTGTAGAAGTCCAGAATAAGAAGATGATGTATGAGGCTCTTTCTGAAGACATCAAGAACATGCTGGATATTACTCAGGAGGGTCAGAACCAGCTTTGGGATCGTACAGATAGTCTGCTAGACTACATCTTTA